CTGATACCATCATAAAACTGGATACCAGACTGAATCTCTACCTGACTGGCAGAGACCCCTGCAAGGTTCTTACACGCTTCTTCTACCATTACGTGCATCTTCTCAAGGTTTAATGGTTGAATAGTGCCATTTCTTTTAATTACCTTTGTTCCGTTACTCATACCTTTTTCCAGTTGTTAAATTTTACTTTTGCTTGTAATCCCGAATATGTATTCGATTGTAATATTGACATAATATCGTGCCCAGATAATACCATATCATTAATATCTTTTTCAACTATTTGTTTTGGCCAGATAACTATCTTATCTCCTCGACCAATGGTCTTGTCGATTCTTTCAACGATTTCTCTGTTACGAGGTTCGTTATCAAAAACCCAAATATAATCGCTCCAACCAAACGACCTAGGATCAAGATCACTCCCACACATCGCCACGGAATTATCCAAGAAGAGGGAGTCAATCGGTCCTTCAACAATGTAAATCGGTTTTGTTTCATCAATCTTATCTAGTCCATAAATTTTAGGTTTGTTTTCATCTAACATCACTGTGATATAACGTAATGATGATTGACCTATCGCTCTGCCCTGATAACCAAATACACCTTCTTCGTCCCTTAATGGAATGATTATTCTTGGCTCATCATATTGTACATTATTAAATGTTTTCTTATGCTGATTAGTCCACTGTTTAAATTTTGGACAGTAATATAACTGCTTGAGTGAATCAGTTGGTAACTGACGTTTCTCAAGTATCATTCTAGCAGGATGTGTAATATTTAGATCAGAGATTTTCTCTAGATCTGCAAATATTTCTTTCTTAAACGTAGGTTTAGTGAACTCCATTTTAGGTAAGGGAATCTTGGTACCTTTACCAGTGTTACCCTCTCGGTATGCTTCCATTACATACTCCTGATAGAGTTCATAGTCGTGGTCTTTCAAAAAATTAGGCACTGTTCTACCTACCCCACAGTTGTGACATTTGTATATAAATGATCCTTTGTGGCGATAAAAATAACCCCTAGCTCGATTACGATTCTTTTGAGAATCGCCACAGTAGGGGCACCTAAAATTGAATAGATTGTCGTTCTTTCTTGTGAACTTTTCTAAACGACCAGATACTAAAGAAATGTACTTTGCATCAACGTGTATCATGAACTGCAAGCTCTAAGCTTCGTTCAATCATAGCAGTGTTTGATTCATTTGTCAACACTGGTTTTATTATTCTTTGTCCGACTGGACTAACCAAGAAAGATATAATAGACAGAGCACCAAAAATAGACCACATTTTCTTTTCCATCGTTCTAAGACGGTCATCGACTTTTCTGATGTCTCTTTCACAACCTTTCTTTATATCTAATGATTGTCTGTTTACTTCTCTGTGTAGTGACTCTACCTTTTCAAATAATACTGCATCTATACGATCTTGCTTATCCAACTTCTCATTATGAACAGCAAGAAGTTGACCCATCTTTACAGAGTTTTCTTGAAGAGTACTAACGACTTTCTCTAGCCGCTCTAGAATAGCAGCGTTAATACCCTCGGCCATTATACTGTCTCTATGAATTTCTTTATTTTATCTACACCATCTTCTTGTCCAAGGATATTCATTAGTTTATCCTGATTTGTTTCACTTAGTTCCATCCAAGTAAATAGAAGTTTCTCTTGTTCTGCTTGCTTCAGTTCATCGAATCTAGCATTAACTGATGAGAATGATGACTGCCAATCAAAACCTTCGTTCTTGGTATCTTTCTTGTTTATATCTTTAGCAATCTTTTTCTGACGATCACCTGCTTTCTTCTGATAATCCTTTGCTTTTGCTTTGGATAACTGGTTGATCTCTTGCTTACGATTAGAAGCACGCTTCTCTCGCTCCTGCCTTTTCTGCAGTTTACGTTTCTGTTGGATGAAACGCATAGTAGCACCGACCTCTGTATTGTTAGTCGAAGAGCTACTTCCGTCTTGTTCAGTAACTGTAGTTTGGTCTTCCATAGTTTGTTCTTTAAGCTTAGAGTTTCTTATCCTCTGAAATATATCTATACCCATTTTGTTTTTCCTTTTCTTTTTACGAATAGGAGGTTCGTCTGGGGGTAATCCAGCAACTGCACCAGAACTAGCATTGTTAGTAGGTACTTCCTCAATCACAATGTGACCGTTCTTTTTGAGAGTGAGAACCTTCATAACTTATTTAGTTCAGTTAAACAGTATTGATCTACCATGACGGTATCATTATATATCTCTGGGTATCTGCTCATGTATAACATGAATGCTTTTAATACTGACCAGTACTCTTCAGATATCTTATAGAATAATAAAGGGGTAGCAGCTTCACCAAAAACATTATATATGATGATTAAGTGATTCAATATCAAGTGGAGTTTTAAGACCCCACTGTTTAGATACGTCTTCAACAATCTCTTAAGATACTTAAACCTTTTGAGATCATCATAGAAATCCTCCTTTGTTACCGCTTGAGGATTATCGTAATGTTTTATAGCAAAGAATAGATAATTGTCTTCATTCAATTCATCAAATTTCATTTACATATTAAGCAATACTTAAGGTCTTATCAGATCCAGAACCACCTGCACCTCTTACATCACCAGCAGCGATAGTAAGGTCAGCATTCTGTGCTCCTTTATCTTTGATAGTAGAACTTCCTGCTAAAGTAATGGAACCTGCTCCAATACTTAGAGTTTCTGTTGCTGATGGAACAGTGAAGTCAAACTCTAAACGGTTTAACCCTGTACCACGTGCATAGGTTGCAGTAACTGAACCTGTTACAGTTCCAGTAACAACCAGTGTAGGATTAGAAACAGCAACATCTACAAGTTCGTTGTATACCACAACAACAGTACCAGTATCACCTTGTGAAAGTGATTCTTGCTCAAAGAATACACCAGTAATAGTTGCAGCACCTAGACCTGCAGTAGTTGATGCACCACCTGCAAGACCACCAATAGCAACTAGTAGTTCGTCCCAGTAATCTCCATTAGCAACAGCAGTGTTCTTATCGCTACCTTTGTAGTGACGTAGAACCCATCCTGATTCAGTAGCAAAACAATCTTCTGCTTTGCTATTCTTATTTACATTGTCGAGCCACTTGGGTTTTGACTCGTCAGTTGTAGTTTTTCCCCAAAGAGGCATTGATTTACTCCGTAATTATACAATAATTTTAATCTAAGTATATTTATAAAAAAGGAGGGTTGCCCCTCCTGTCGCTAGTAACTAGCGTGTTTTTAGTGCACCTTTAACGGTTTCAAGAAGCTTATCATCAGCTGTAGTTTTGGTCAGTTTAACTGCCTTCTCCAGAACTATGATGCAAAGGTCGATGAGTTTCTCACCTAACTCTCCGTCATCTGGAATCTTATTTACTGCATCTGCAACAATCTTCTTAGCGAATGGTAGTAGAAATGATAACATGATCTAAAATATAATTCAATTCTATTTAGTAACCTTTTTTCTTTTTCTTCTTACCCATACTCCACTGTTCTTTAATCTTCTCATCATAACGGATCTTTAGTTCATCTAAGTGTGCTCTGAGTTGCTCATTTACACCATCAGAATACTTAACTGCCTTCTTCTTATTTCCTTTCTTATATACATGTCCTGTGTCACACTTCTCTTCTTCAGTGACAACTTCTTCTTTGACTGCCTTGTTAGCACCCTTAAGTTTCTTATTCTTATCGAAGACCTGATCCATAGGGTCAGTGTTATCACTAATTTGTGGACTTACTTCCACAAACTTACTGGTCTTCTCTGAAATTTCAGTTCTCCAATTCGATGTCATTGTTTCTTCGATACTCCTATGTTTATTATTTAGCATTTCTTCGATTCCTTTATCTTTATCTGTTTTAGGAATGTAATTACCTTCCTTCCACATGTCATAATCGGAACCTCGTGCCATGATTTTGGTAAATTCTCTATAACGATCAGTACCAACAAGACGATGCTTGGCATCTTTACCTTGTCCTTTACCTATTCCGTTATATTTATTAACAGCTTCCTGTATGTCTGTGACCCATGCTCTAAACATATCACCTTCTTCAGTAATAGCAATAACATAGTTAGGTCCACGACGATGAACTTTACCTACCTTATCTTGATAATGTACATAGGAACCTTCTTCAAAAAGGTTACCATGTCGATAAGAAGTACGTTTAGCTTCAGAATTAAAATTAGAAAACTTCATCAGGTTTTAGAGGGGGGAATTCCTTACTCTCTCTATCTTCTACTATATATGATTCAGTATAAACTCCACCTCTGATACCGATTAATGTTCCACCTGCTCCCTCTATTTTTCTACTACCTTCACCCTTTCTAGCACCTAGTGTAGGTTTATATCCTCTATGATTAAGAGATGGTAAGGAGGTTTGAGGTAGATTATGTGTATGAAACCTTAGAAATATAGTGTTTTCATCTATAGCTCTCTTCCTATTACCACTACCTTTAGATAAGGTTACATCACCTTGACAAAAGAATGTAACATTATCCATGCTTTCATTTCCTATACCATAATCACCACCAAAAACTGCCATACCTTTTAGATTAGAATCCTCAATATGTCTATAGTATGCCATCCCACTAAAATCATTTTCTTGTTTTGCTTCAGTTATCTCATCTTTAAACTTCACTACTTCTTCATGCTTTGCTATTTTACCTGCTCTATAAGTTATACCAGAATACTGTTGGAAATTAGAAGCATTACTACCTTTCTTATGAGATATAAAACATACCTCTTTACACTCCTTATCAAGACCAACAAAATCTGCATGAGATCCTGTCTTTCCTGGTATGAATCCAATAAAGTTCTCGAACGTTTCACCTGCTATCTTAATTTTTACTGGCAAATGATCTCCCAATTTGTATAATTGCTGATTAATCTTGTTTAAGATATAGTGCTCATAAGAAGTATCAGGTCTTCTATTTGAATAATCTTTACCCGTTGCCTTCATTCTTTCTCCTATTAAGTCATTAGTAAAGGGTAAGTTCTTAAATGCCCTTGCATTTCTATACTTAACTACAATAAAGAAAGTAATACTTATACCAAGTTCTTTATTTTCTTCAGTATATGAAAGACAACCAACGGTACTTAATTTATGTGGTAGATGTCTTGAAACTCTTCTTCCTGGTAATACTATAGATTTAAATGCTAGTTCTAATAATTCATCTCTACTACTATCAGTTTTAAATTTTAAAACTATATTAGATGTTCTAGAAAGATCTCTATCGGGAGTATATAATGGTGATTGTAAGCTAGCACCTGCATGTATATCATATACCCTTCCACCTAATTTAGCACGAACAATTTCTATGAGGTCATTAACCCATTTATGCTTTACATCATTCTTATACTGCTTTAACTCTTCTCTTGAGAGTGTATCTGGCATTGCTTTTTACTTTTATTTATTCTTCTATGTCAAAATGCCATTTAATATGTTTGATGTAATCAAATGTGCATGACATATCTGCATCACAACTGATATTATATTTCCTGTCACATAGAAACTTTCTAAGTTCATAGACAGAATCAAATCGTCCTTGATATCTTTCTTGATCGTCATACAAATGGTATTTCATTCTTCTTCGCTACTGAGTTCTTCTATTGCATCAACTGGTACTTCATTACCAGCAATACTATACCAGTGTTGTGGTACACCAATAGAATCCTTTCTTACACCAAGATACTCTATGTTATCTTTACTAAAGCTATGCTCACGTAGCATTGCTTGCAACCTATGGTGCATTAGTTCTGTTTTACTAACTCTCATTTGCGTCTAGTAAACTTATTATCCATTTTGATTTTGATATAATACATACCAATTATCCATAGGGAGAATAATAATCCCTCCCAATAACCCATGGTGTTCCATGCTTCTACTGCTGCACCCATTAGCGATCACCTCTCTTTCTTTTCTCAGATTTCTCTATAGAAAAACTACCACCAGGATATCTTTTCTCTAGTTTCTTGACATTACCTCGTACAACGTCATCAAATTCAACGTTCAATGCAATACAAGCATTTGCCACATACCACATAACGTCACCCAACTCAATGATAAGATGCTCACGATTATCATCATTCCATGGTTTACCTTGAAAAACCATCTTCTTAACGATCTCAAGAAACTCACCAGATTCAGCAGCAAGCCCAACGCCAGCAGTGGTAAGACGTTCAATATTGGCACCCTCTCTGTCAAGTTCACCCAAGCGATCAGCAAGATCGACAAAATTCTTACTGGAATCGGATGTGACACCATCCACGAATAGAAGATACTTATCAAAATCAATCATACTTTTAGATTTTTAAACTTTTGAAACTTATTTAGCACAGTAGGTTGATCTGTATTAGATACCTTATTAATGATGGTAACAGGTTCGTTTTCTGATACACCATCTTGTGCACTTTGTTCTACATCATACAACTTCATCTTCGATCTGTCAACCCCTATAGCAAATCTCTTATTCATAGTAGGGTCATTGTATCGGTTCTTTAATTGTTTAATTAGAATCTGTCCCAGTTGTTCACTTTCCTCAGTAGATATGAGAGCGAACATAAAGTCAGCAGTAGCAGGGAGTCCGAAAGATTCTGACGTGTCAGTAAGGTCAATATCGCTAGACCCGAAACCAGAACGAGTAGTTTGAGTAGCACTAACAATTGGTACATTGTTCTCGACAGCAAGACCTCTAAGTTCTTCAGCAATTGCTTTAACATAAGTGTAAGAGTTTACAGTGGATCCTTTAAATCTCTGTGAAGCACAGATATTAAGGTAGTCAACAAAAATAAGATCAGGTTTAAAACTGGTCTTCAGTGTTAGTTCATTTAATAATGCTTTAAAATGTCCTACATGTGCTGCTGCAGTAGGGTATTCTTTAATGATTAATTTACCAGTTGTTTTCTTCTTCAACTTGTTTACCTTATTCTCAAATATTTGCTTAGGTAAATCAGCAATATCTTGTATATTAATACCTAAAAGATTGGAATCTATTCTCTCTGCAATCTTTTCTTCTGACATCTCACAGGTAATATACAATACATTCTTACCTTGTAGTAATGTTGCTGCAGCAACGTGACACATGAATAAAGATTTACCAACACCTGTACCTGCTAGTGCTACGTTCAATGTTTTATTTGATAATCCACCTTTAGTAATCTTATTAAACATAGTAAGATCAAAAGGTATCTTCTCTTCTACTTTATTATAGAATTCAAACCTTTCTTTATAATTAGCAAAGTAATCATGACCTATACGATTATCAAATGAAACAGCGATAGCGTCTGAAAGTATAGAAGGTATAGAACCCTTATCTTTCTTATCATCTTTACCATCTGCTATTTGTATACTCTCTAGTAATGAGAGATATATTGCTCTATTTCTACACCATTCTTCAGTAGAATCTACCAACCATTTATGATCTACTTTCTCATCAGAGATCTTACTAATAGATTCTATAGTTGTTTTAAATTCTTGATCAGATAAAGTAGTAATATTTTGTAGATCAACTCCTAACGATTCTTTAGTAGGACATTTCTCATACTTAGTAATAAATTCTGATATTATATTAAATAATAACTTGTTAGATTGCTCTTCAAAGTATTCTCTTTTAAGATAAGGAAAAACCTGACGACGAAATTGATCATTCGACACCAAGTTATTCAGTATTGTAAATTCAAGTGAGTTCATTAAATGTAATTAAGGTAGGTGCTAAAGATATATTTGTCCTCAGATATGGTAGGTTTACCTTGATGTGGAACCATCCATAATGGAGGAAATATTATGCCTCTTCCTTTCTTCGGTTTCAATCTCTTATCAATTCCTACGAAGTTTGTCTCTCCACCTTCTTCAACATCATTTAAGTATATTAAAAATGCTAAGAATCTTTTAGCAGAAGCATGATCTCCAACATCTACATGGGGTGCAAACTGATCTTCAGTATTCTTATGATACTTCTTGACCCTAGCAAACTCCCAAGTAAATTTCTCTGGCAACCATTGCTGACAATTAACTGCCTTAACATACTTATCAAGGTATGGAGCAACTCTCCATATCATTCCTTGCATCATAGATTCACCAAGTTCAACTTGATGGAATCTTGGTCTGTTATTATTGTTTTTGAAAACTGGTTTACTTGTGTTGTAATAGTTTATTAATTCTTGACAGTATTCATTATCGAATATGTCATATACTTTAATAAAATCCTCAACCGTTTTCATTACCATACTTAAACTCAGTAGAAGCAACTTCATCTAGTGCTTGCATTATTTCGGGGGTGAAGTATTTGTCAGGATCGGCAAGAATAGCAGAAGGATATACGCTAGAAGTGCCAACCACAATACGGTTGCCTTTACGCTCAAAAACTCCATACTTCTCACCCAACTCCAATAGTCCGTAGTACTTGTCCAGTCCACGTTTGTCAAAATAAAGACGTGTTCCAATTTGTGTATTCTCCTTTGTTAAACGTGATTTGTATGTTTTAACCTTGATAATATTACCAATAACTTCTTTACTACTATCTTTCTCTTTTGATTTAGTTAAAGTTATGATAGTAGATGCTGCATACTTTAAACCACTACCACCACCCATATCAGTTGGGTCGCCATAAGGATTCATTGTCTTATATGTATGGTTTGTCACTATCATAGGTATCTTTAACTTACCTAATTTACTAGTGATAATTCTAAACACAGATTTAATTGACTGTGCTTTAGTCATATCTCTAACTTGTTTATCATCCATTGCATCTTGCAATTCTTTTTGAGATGCAAGCATACCAAGAGAATCTAATATGATTAGAAGTGGTTTCCTATCTTTCTCAGGTGTTTTGAGAAGGTTATCTAGGATACGTATCATTTGAGTACGAAATTCTTCAATAGTATCTACTGGAAAATGCCATACCCTAGAAGCATCCAGACCACGATCTTTAAATAAATCTGCTGTTGCTGCTGCTTCACTATCAAAGTAAAATACTGCACCTTCTTGATTGTCATCAAGGAAAGATTTAGCAATACCTATAGCATAAAATGTTTTACCAGTTGCTTGTTCACCAGCAATGGCAGTAACTCTATTGTTAGATATACCACCATAGATACTACCACTTAATTGTGCATTTAGTATATAAGAACCTGTTCCTATAAACTCTTGCTTGTCACCAGTGACTATTCCATCTGATACAAGTTTTGCATAATCATTCTTTGCTTCTTTAGCAAGTGTATCAAAAATACTCATACGAATAAAAACTCCAAGTTGTTTGTTTTTTCAATCTTCCATCCTATTACATTAAGGATTGCCTGTAGTGGAGACAGGAAAGATACCTGGAACTGTTTCTTGTAATCAATCTGTCCAGATATCTTTGGTACGTCACTAGGAAAATCAGAGATGAATGAAATAACACTCGACCCTAATACGTTTGGTTCTTTCAAGTACAGATACTTAATCTTCTCACCATCTTGGATGATTGGATACTTGTTAGTTAATTTGTGTAAACGTAGTTGACGGTTGTAAACTAGTGACCCTCTCACGTGAATAGGACAACTTTTCTTCCATAGTGTAACAGGATCTGACCATTTTGTCAATCCATTAACAGATCTTGGAAATGCAATATCTTCTGGAGGCATATTATAGAACTTAGTTTTGAAATCTTCTATAAATGAAATCAATGTTTCATTATCCTTAGTCATAATCATCTCAAGTGCTTCCTTAAGAATATCTCTACAAGGTGCAGGTGTAGATGATTTGATTGCTTCTATACCCATCATCTTTAGTTTAGGTGTATCGTACTGAACACCCTCACTATTCCATACGTTAAGAATATATCTTTTCTTGGCAGTCCATATACCTTTGTCGGCAATGTTCTCCCTCTTCATAACCATCTTCTGATCATACGCAGATACGTACGTCGCCAACTCCTGATAACAGGAATCAATGAATGGTTCAAACTTTTCTTGGCAGATCTTATCCAATAAGGAAACAATCTTTGTTTCGTCGCTAGTCCTATTACTAAAAAATTTATCAACAAGAGGTCCAAGATTAAGATAAATTGAGTCGGTGTCAGATGCAATGACATAATCGGTTCCTTCTGTTTGGAGAACTTTATTCAGATAAACATTCATCTTGTTCTCTATCCAACGAATAGAAACCTGACCAGATAAGGTTATTGCTTCAGCATTTGCTATCCTATAATAGCGGAAGTACTGATTGCCGATAGCACCGTAAGCAGAATTAAGAGATATCTTTTTCGCCATCTGGATGTTGTTACATCTTGCAATTTCCTTTTCCAACTCTTTCGTCGGTGTCTTCTCGTACTGTTGCTTTGCATCTAACATCCTCTTTTTGTAAATAACACGTTCATCATAATACTTTTGCATCAATTCGGGTAAGAACCCTCTCTGTGTGGTGTCATATAATGCACCATTAGCACATACTGTTGTGTTATCTAGATCATCAAAGTTTATTTCTTTATTTAATATTCCGTCTACAGTTGCTGATGAATGTTTATTAGGTAGTAATGTCTCTGGAGAGATATTGTACTGCATTATAAGATGTGGATATAGTGAATTTAAATCAAAATTAACTACCCACTTATATAATCCAGGTTCTGGTTCTTTTACATATGCACCAGCATATTGAGCATTCTTATCAGATCTCTCAATAGGTGGAATTACTATATTTCTTCTCTTAAGATAATTATATATTATACTATCCCAACTTCTTACTTGTGAAAATACATCCTCATAATTAACCTTAGCATCATATGCCATAGTTAATGCAAGTTCAATGAGTTTCATCTTGTCTTCCAAACGGTCAACAAGTTCAACGTCTTTGATGTTGTACTCTACAAATAACTGCCAGTCATTAGTATAGAAATCCTTAAAGGTATCGTACTGGGAGTGCTCTAATTTCTTTTCTCCTAGTTCTACCTGTGCTATGTAATCTAACCTGTAAGATTCTTGTGCTTTATAAGTAAACTTCTTATAAAGATCAAAGTAATCTAAGACACTTACACCAATAATATCATAGTATATATGATTTCTACCACGTATTTCTACCTCTTTTTCAAATACTTTGTTCCATGGAGACATGGATTTCTGATGCTTAGTACCTAATATTCTATCAATTCTTCTACACATATATGGTATGTCAAATAGTTTAACATTCCAACCTGTAATAATGTCTGGGGTATTCTGTGCCCACCATGATAGGAAATCCTTAAACATCTCCTCTTCTGTCCAGAAGACCCTATACTCTACACCTTCGGGGGGATTAAATTCTCTTGTACCCCATGTAATAACTTTCTTAGTTTTGAAATCTTTTATAGAGAAACATAATATTGACTCTGCTGTCTCTCTGACATTGGGAAAACCATTCTCTGAGGTTGTCTCGATGTCAAGAGTATAGATTCTTAAATGTGATGGATCATAATCCATCTGTTCATCATTAAACTTAGAACTTATATACTGATATAAGAATCTATCGTTACCATATATTTTAAAATTCTCAACATACTTATACTCATCAATAAACTCTCTAGCATCTTTTACTGAACCAAACGACATCTCTTTAGCATAATGACCTTCGAGAGTTTTAAACTCAGTAACTTCATTACACCTAGCATAAAGAACTGGAGAGAAGGTATCTCGATACTGAACACGTTGACCGTCTTCATAACCGATATAATGTATCTTCTCTCCAGAAAGGAATACGTTGCTATAAAAGTTCAGAGGTTTCTGGGACTTCTTCATCATCTTGTGGTGGGACTGTCAATTTGTATTTTTCCAGAAGTTCTGGATCAGGGTCTACTATTGTAGCAATAAAATCAGAATAAAGCAAGACGTTTCTTTGACCGCTATATTTTGGGAATGGTTTAAACTCACCATCTATAATTTCCATTGGGTCAGCAAGGAAACATGATGGTTCCATTTCCATCTCCTGTATATAAGAGATGACATAGCATCCATTCTTAAGTAGTAGGAGTTTGATCGTTTCCATCTTCACTGTCCTCAGTAATGTTGTGTTTCTTCATGTAATCCTGTTTGATCTTTTCAACAGGTTCATAGATTGTTACTACCCAATCAGATGGTATAACAAATTCCTGTTGTTGGGACATGGGTGCCCAATGTGTGTATGAAACTTGGAACTTTGTTTGAGGTGAAGGATTATCTCCCTCAACTAAAAGTTCTGGTGATTCAACTTCTTTAGTTTGAAGTTGCATCACATATGGATGCTTTAGATGATAAGCAACAATGCCTTTCTCATCTCTATCAGTGATTTCTCTTGCATCACTAATAACATCTTCACCTGATTTCATCAAGATAACTTTAACGGTCATAGCGATAAATTACGATCCTCTATAGTTCTAATGTATTTTGAAAGTTTGTCAAGGTATCCACGATTTCGTAACTCTTTGAACACTAGGTTCTCTAGAGCGAACTCTCCACCTCTTTGAATTGCAGATCCTCTCATACGTCTGATCTTATCTTTTAGTTTGTTAAGAACGTCAGTATCATCTGCTTGAGTATCTATTAGATCATCAATACTATCCATCATATCACGAACTTTCTGTTTTAGCAAGGGGTCGGTAAAATCTACGTACTGTTTACGTGGTTCTTGAACCCACCTCTGGTTAGTTATTGAGAAAGTTCCTTGATTTCTAGGTACTGGATCTCTAATATCTTGTGCATATAACTCTACTGGTTGACCATATATGGTCACATCATGTGTTAGTGCCCACAATCTTTTCTTATCTCTTAGATAATCATCCAACAAATCTGTTTGACAGCAATCAGCTATCTCATCCTTATCCACCACGAGATGCACATCAAGATCTGAGTACTCAGTATAGTTGTAGTTAGCATTACCACCTACAAGTATAATATCTTGGATTGCATTTTGGGGGATCTTGGCAAATTCTGCCCATCTGTATCCGATTTCGAGTAATTTATCTCGAACTTCAGATCTCAATACTAATCCATTCCAGAACTTTGGATTGAGATCTTCATGATACATCAGGGTCAACCTGAGATCGTTGAAGGACTTCACTGAAGTATTACTTTTTAGTTATTTATCTTGTCTGTAATGCTCAGATTAGTTTCCATAGGTATATCAGTACCAAAGGTTGCTTTACCTTCTTCCTGTGGTTTCATGGTATGACCATATGCTTCCAGTACTGAAAGAATAGGTTCAACAATAGATACAACCCAGTCAGGGTTAATAGCAATCTCTTCGTCATAGGTAAGAGGTTGCCATTTCTCTAAAAGAATCCTACCATTGTACATTTGGTTTCTCTCCTCTGTCTCTGGTACTAATTCTTTTTCAATAGCAATATTATATGCATGAGTGAGGATAAATGCTTGACGTACACCAGTTTCTTTGTCTTGGACTTCTTGTATGTCAGCAATTATATCCTCATTTGACTTTAATTTAACAACTTTTATAGCCATAATAAAAATACAGACACTCTATTTAGATGTAAACTTTACGAGCATGATGCTCAGGTACAACCTTAGCTAAGTCAATGGTAAGTAGTCCGTCTTCTAGGTTAGCGTTTTTGATTTCAGTATCATCAGCAAGTGTCCATGCTCTTTGGAAATCTCTTTGTGCTAGTCCTTGATGGAAGTATTGATCTGTTTCTTCTTTCTTATCTTTTTTCTTTCCTTCTACGTATAGTTTCCCATGTTCTGTATAGACATTAACTTCTTCTTTTTTAAATCCTGCCAATGCTACTTCTAATCTAGATTCGTGATTGTTTATTTGAATAAGATTATATGGAGGATAGTTAGTTTGACTTGGGAAGTCGAAAAAGGATTCCAAATAATTGTCTAATCCTATGCTGTTCTTATGGATCTTCTCCATTAATGTTGGAAGATCAGCAGAGTGATATCTTTGTATGTTCATAATTCTCCTTAGAAAGCGAGTGTTAAGTTTAATGATCCCCGAAGGCAATCAACATTATTTATAGTACTGTTACTGTATCAACCGTAACATCGACAGTAGTACTATCCGTATTAATACCTTTTTAATCCTTTTATGGTATAAATAAAACAAGAAACATTTGTTAACATGATCAAAAAAGCATTGTTAGTTGGTATGTTTTTGATGATATCTCCTGCATCAGCAGAGATAGTTCATAAAATGAGTTCTAGTGTACAATTGAGCGTGGATTCGGCTGCAAGTCAGGCCAGTCGTATAGGATCAAGTTATACCGTTAGTGGAAATAATTTGAAAGTAAGCGATGGTGGATCCTTTGGTGGACTAGGCACGTTAAGTTCAGGTACTGCAGTTGGTTATACATCTTCAGCACTAGAATTAAATACTGTAGGGTCAGCATTCAGTATGTCGGAAACCTTTATTGAAGGGGACGATGTAACTGCATCTTCTAGCGTTTCTGGAGGAGTTGTTGCTGCATTACCATTACTTGGTAGTACTACTACGACCTCTGGAGGAGTAGCAGGTACACTAGCTGGTACTATCACATCCGCTGGTGTGACTACGATTACAGCAGGTGGAGCTGGAACTTCAGCTACTGGACAATTTGTGTCAGAACTTACCATAAAGTAGGATACTATGTGTAATGAAGAAGATACTTGTCCTGATTGTGGGTGCTACTGCCCTTGTGAATGTGCCAGTTGCCCAAGCTGTCCCTGTGGTGCCTAATTTCACCCAGGGCTCGATGACCAGCCATACAGAAACTACTAGTACCGTGGTGGAGACCATAAATAGTATGGACTACTCCACTGGATTTACCTATTCACTTTCTGGCCACGGGGTAACAGTCAACGACCCAGATGGGTTGACACCACCTGATACTTCGACATCAACTAATACCGTTAACGGTGTGAATTCAACATGGACAAACTTAGATTTATCAACAAAACCAGCAGTCACAATGACGACACCAGGAGCAAGCTTTTCTCTGGTAGAAAGTTATTCTGGAGCTGGTCTTCAGAATCACACTGTGATACAAAGAACGACAACAATAACAAGCGTAACCGATACAACAAGTATATTCCAACAGTAATTGCAGCAGTACTCGGTATGAACTCTTTACCTACCATGGCAGAGACCGTTGGTGGGGTGAGTGCTACTGCATCGCCAATCGCAAACAGTTCTGGAAGTGTCACAAACCAAGCTATACAGGTGCTTCAAGGACCATATATAACTAATACTTATGGTGGTGGTATACAATGCCAAGGACCTACCATGAACGTTACCCCATTTGTAACAGGAAACGTAACATGGAAGAAACCTTTTGAACGATACTATGATGATCCAGTATACGATGTTCATGATGCCGATGATGATGGTCAGATCGACAATCCAGGAGAGGTATTATATTTCGTTCCAACAAGAACAGGACAGACAGACAATTATAATTTATCAGTAGGTGTCTCTGCTACATGGTCTAAACCATTAGACAAAGATCTACAAGAACTATGTAAAAATGCTGCTGAGATACAGATGGCAGCAGTAGAACAAAACACTGCCAATAAACGCCTTGACTTTGAAATAGCCAGGTTAAAAAATTGTGGAGAATTGATGAAAGCTGGTATAATATTTGTACCAGGAAGCAGGTATGCCAAGGTATGTGAGGATGTTATGTTAGTAAACCCACCAGGTGTAGTAGCAGAACATACTCATGTTTTATCTCAACAACCTAACGTTTCTTTAAAGGAGGAAGTCCTTTCTTCTGACGATAAGCATTCGTCTTCATCAGAGCAAGAGAAGGACGATCATGAGTCGGGGTCTTCCCGACGCTGGTTTGAATTTTGGAAATCACCTTCTTCACAGCAGGTTTCACAACCCTCAGGATCAAGTCAGCTAGAGGTTTTGCAAATAGGGCAGATGTCGCTGCAGTAACACCGATTACTGCTGTCGTGGCTGCTACCTGAGTCGATGGTAAAAATTGTTCGACTGGTGGTATATCAGTATATAATGTAACACAGATTTTCGCTCCACCAGGATTCTGGGGATTAACCCTTAACTCATGTCCTGATACTTTTTCTTTTTGATTTGTTGCTATATCTCCTATCCTTAATGCATTAGGTCCTGGACATGGTGGATCTCCATCTACCTCAGGTGTCTCAGGAACTTTTGTTTCTGGTACTTCTGGTGGTGCTACCACTGGTACTTGTTCTGGTCTTGTTATTAATAATTGCTCAGGTTCAAAGTTCATAGCATTAAAACTAGGAACACCTGCATCACAAAATACCTTAACGGTACTTGAATCGTCTTCTATTATATTATCATTCTTATCGCTAAACTCGTGTGCCTCTACACAACCAGGCATATTTATTATAGGTGTACCAATCTCTGCAGTAACTGGTTGGTATGGTACGAAAGCATGAGGAGTAGGGAACGTGTATACATTAACATCACGAACCCCAATATTGTTTATTTCTATCTCATTGATAGGCACTTTAGAAGTTAGAAATTCCTAGACCAACAGGAGGAATTGAAGGTGATGCTGATGGTGCTGACACGTCTGGTGCTGCCATATCTGGTGCCATCATATCAGTAACACCACCTAATGCTCCACCACCAAGGGAACCTAGTGCTTTCTCTTTGATGCTTTCTATGATTGCATCCTTACGTACATAAATGTAGCCAGCAGTGCCAACAACGGTAAGAGATACAACAGCAGACGAAACAGCGAGTACATTAATTAACTTTTGCATGATTTTACTTGGTATCAGGGACAATTTTAACAGGACCAGATTCAATCCTTATGGTTTGGGCAGGTGCAGTTTCAGATGCTTTAGCAATAAGGAACTCCATATCCTTTTTAGATATGTTAGCACTACCACCACCTTCATCTTTCTTTTTCTTACCTCCAGCGGAAACGCCAAAAGTAGCTAAAGTTCCTGTGAAGACCGAAGCTATAAAAGTTGGATCAATTCTCTCTCCTCTCTCGTAGCCTGGTATTTTAACGTAATTCAAAGTTAAAATTCCTGCGGACCACACGAGGACTATCACTCTTATGAGTGTTGCTAGGTATTGCAGTTGCTCTTCTTTATCATCAACTGCTTCTTTAAGTTTACCTAGAGGACCTTTCGGTTTCTCTTTTACTTCTGCCATAATACAACGATATCTGCCTTATTTATACAACTGCAGGTGTCGTTTTCTTTTTGCCTATATTATATTTCGATTCTAATTCCCACTCACCCTTCTCTTTGTACGCCAGCACTTTGATTTGGTTCAATGGTGCAATGTCTGTAATTGTTTCATCGTTTACAATAGTTATAAGACCCCAATCAGATAACAACTGAGTAATACGATTACGACGTTGTACATCATTCTGAGTTAAGTTTGCTGTCTTACCATCTAAAGCAAATAATTCTTTAAAGTGTACGATATAGTATCTACCTTGCTTGTGTAGTATATGACAAGATTGATATAACTTCTTTTCTTTACGAGAAGCAACACCTATCCTAGATAATGTTTCTCTTACTTTTAGAAAGTCGTCTGGTTGAGAAAGTTTCACCTCTACCATACTATCACGAGTCCACTGAACTTCAGCTACTTGGGACATTTTTTCCTCCACGGTTTAATTTCGATTTCAAATGATCAAGTTGATCTTTATTTAGGATTTTAAGGATTGCCTGTGCCTTTTGGGTACTGTAGTTATAGTACGTTTTGACTGTCTCCAAGTCCTCTAACTTCACTTTCTTCTCCCAAGGAGAAAAACGCTTTCTTTTCCTAACCGTATTTATATAAAAATCGTACTGAAGCTTGTTTGGAAGGTCATAATATATGTTCATTTCATTAGCAAGTAACACAGTGTCATAATGAGATGACATACACTTAGTTACTACCCATGCAGGATATTCCTTCTCCCAACTACTGTCTTCACTATCCAGTAAGTTCTGCTTTGTCTCGTTGATTGTCTTTAAATAGTCCGATAAGAGATGTTTGTTGTTCATAATTTAGTAGGAGAAGTTCTTTTCTTTTCTTTTGATCTTTGGTATATGTACCAGAGGATCTCATAGTATAGGTTAGATCCCAATCTTTTTGATACCAATCAGGAAATCTATCCTTAATAAACAATTCTGAATTATAAGTTATCATACATTTATTGTCTGAAGCACATGCTTGAGCAGCAAACCATTCATGATCAAATGATTTATGCATATCACCTTTATTACCATACAAATTATCTTTAATAGCATATGGTGGATCTAGAAATACAAAAGCATTCCTACCATACAACAATTCTTCATAAGATTGATTAGTAATTCTCCATCCTTGAATCAATTCACTCAATGCAG